CGTCAAACCACAGCTTGCTGCCTTCGTGTCCTTTTGCAACTTCGCATTGAATTGGCGCACTATCCTTTACTTTTTGCAAATCAAATGGAAACTTCACTACAAATGGTGCGACCACCGTCGATGCAATGCCGGGCAATTCCGCCACATACCAAGAAAACGTACCGCCCGGCGACTTCTCCTGACGAAACGTTACGCCTACCTTCCCTGCCGCCTGTACACACTCCCCATGACGTTTAGAAGTGTCCTGCGCGTGTATCAACAGGTCGCGCAATGCCGTCTTGTCACGCTCACCGGTATCAATCTGTTCTTGCATCTTGTCGAAGTATGAGAACAGGCGTTTCGTCGCCTTGTCGACTTCTCCCTCTGTGTGTTTCAACCGCACATCGGTTACTGCTACGTGCGGCGTGCGACTCAAGTCGACATGTGCATAGATCGCGCGGTGCAATGACTTGAGCAATTTGCTAAGTTCAGTTTGTTTTGCCATGATTTGAATTTGTCCTAGAAACGATAGGTGAGGGTTACAACGTTTGCACCGGTCACAAGGCCGGGATTTGGGTTCCACAATTGCCGTACATTGTAGTAACGGTACGACAGACTCAACGGGCCGCGCGATACACTCGCGCCGATAACATAGCCGAATTGTACTGTCGTCTTGTGGGAAAGGTCTTGCCACTGGTCGGCAAGGTTGTACAGCGATTCGTGCCATGTCTGCCAGTAGGCCCAAACACCGGCTTCGACACCCATGCGCCATCCGTAGAGCGTATAGCCAACGTCAAGCGTGACAGGGATGCCCTGCACGTGACCATGGCCATTGAACGGGCTGAATCGTTCACCCTGGTATCCAGTGATGCTATGCGTCTGACCGTTGTATTGATCGTCAGGTACGCCCATTACACTCGCGCGTTGCTCGCCAAGGTACGCATAGTCAGCGTGATAGCGCACATCGACCGAACCACGCTGATACAGTTCACCCGTGATACCAGCAGTGATGACGGGGAACGTCAACTTCTCGCGATTGTCGGGTGAGCCGTCTTGAATCCACGTGCCGTCACCCATATCATTCGCGAGTCCGACGCCGACACCTACCTCAAACTGGAACCAGTCCTGTGCGTGAGCGCTAACAGATGCGAGCGCTACGGCTACCGCGATTGCCAACTTTTTCATTTCACACCTCACATTGGTTGATGATGGTATGAAGTATAGAACCGTTACTAACGGTTTGGCAAGTATGACCGCAAAAGAAAACGCCCCATCGGTCAGAATGGGGCGTTTGGTAGTTGCAGCGCAGTTGTTACGGTACAACCACCGATGCACATTCTACCTTAACGTCATGGTTGCGCATACGGGCTGATTCGCGTCGACGGCGAAGTTTCTCGCGCCAGTCCGATCCGTCATTGACATCAGTGTGACCGATCGTTACGCCCTTTACCTTGACATACACGTGTTGATTCGGCTTGACGTCACGACTCGTCAGCGGCGATATGCGAAGGTCCAAACCCGGCAGCACGTCGAGCCGTCTAACGACTTCCTTGACGATCAGATAGTGCGTCATTGGAACGAACACTTCGATAGACGGATTGGGGTAGAAGCATTCTACCGTCTTGCTGCAAGGTGCCTTGGCGAACTTGAGTAGGCGTGAAATGTCGGTAAGGGTCATGATTGCGCCGCCTTGAACGCGGCTTCGAGTGCCGCAAACACACCGACGTCCTGCTTGTCGAACTTGTTGCCGCCGCGAGGGATATGGAGCGGTTCACGCAGTGTGCATTGCGCCTGCGCCGCTGCGGCCTGTGATGAAAACGCGAACGCCTGCGGCCCAACGAATACACGGTGACCGTTGACGGTGACGCGAACAGGTGTAGTCATGACCAGAATCCCCCGTAATAGAGAATCGTTACGTTGACGGCAATGACGAGCATGGACACGAAGCCATTATAGGTGCCGCGCGTCGGCTTGCCATGGTTCATACCGTGCAGAAGGAATGAAAACGCCATCAGGCAAATTTCAACAATTTGGGGCCAATGAAAATGCATTATCTGCGACTCCTGATTTTTGCATCCATACGATAGTTGCCCATCGCAAACGGTTGCAGGTTTTCGATATCGACGGTGATGACAAAGCCCAACTTGTGGGCACGCGTCAACACTGCATATAGGTCGTCAGCGATCAATGCGCATTGCAACTGGACGATATTGCCGTCCTTGCAGGATTCATCGGTTGTGACGGATGGGCGCTTGTCTTGCATGGATACTCCCGGTGAGTTTATGGGACTACGCCGGGAGTATAAACTGTTACTAACGTTCATGCAAACAATGACGATTTCTTTTCCTGCGGTGCGTACAGGATCATCACCGAGTCGGCATGGTTCGGTGAGCGTGTGCCGTCTGGTGTCTTGTCTATAATCATCTGACCGGCCGTGTTGATGTCGTATGTCGGTTGTGACAGTTCTGCAACAAGCTTGGTCCGTACGTGCGGCGGTATCTGTTCACTGATGCTGATAAGTTCGTCAGGGTCAAACACCGCGCCATCCACCACGGCGCGGTGCGTCTTCTCAAAACGCATACGCAATGACCACCATGATTGCGCTTTCAGGTTCTTGAAGAAATCTTCGTTCTTGCGCGACCCGACACCACGGTCATCACCTTTGTAGACCAGTGCTGTAGGGTTGACAACGGCACCACTGCCTTTGAACTCAGTGAACTTGCGTTGCGATCCTTTGCGGTTGTCCCGACCATTGATCTGCGCCGCGTCGCCGCGTACACCAGCGCCAAGCCCGTCGCCGTCATACCGGCAGTTGTCATAGTCAAACTCATCGCAGCGTAAAAACGCCTGTTCCGTTGTCCAGAATATTGTTTTGCCCTGACCGCTCCAGGCGTCTATGTGTTGTAGCTCGATACCGTGTCGACCGGCCCATGCGTTCAGGTCAAGCCCCTCATCCGCCACATCAAGCGCCGAACGACGTTCACCTTTGATCGTGATACCGAGCTTACGCGCAGCACCGATGGCAGATTGTATCCACGCTGAAGGTATGACAACACCTTGCTTGGACGCTGAATAGTCAAGGTCAATTTCTTGCGCAACGATAAGCGGGTTAAGGTTCTCTTTCTGCTTTTCATACCATGCCTCATCCTTGCGCGGATCGTCACGCCATTGGAAGGTGAATACACGATGTTCGGGCCAACTGTGACGCTTCTCTGCGAACGGGTTGTCAAAGCCATTGACTGAACTGATATCAATCAGGCAATTCGTGTTCTGTGATAAAGCAGCATCGCTCAGTTGGGGCCGTTCAATAAACGCCGCTTCGTCACGGCAATAAATGGATGCGCGACCGCCCCGGCCAATGTTGTCGCCTGCTTCACCACGGATCACTGCGCCAGTTGACGGTATCGTGATGAGCATCGACTTATCACAGTCCCGCCCACCCATGACCCAACCGCCCCGGAACTCAAATGGCAGCAATGACAGGAACATGCGAATTTTGAAAAATAAACAGTCAGGGTCACCGGCACGATCAACAAGGATTTCCTTGCGTGATCCGAATCCGCCTGTGAATCCTTCGTTAGTAACGGCCAGTGCGGTGAATAGTGACACCATCATCCATGACAGGCCCATATCGCGCGACTTGTCACTTACTGCAAATTCTTTGGCTTTCCAACGCTCGATGACCCATTGCAGAAACTCACGTTGGCGTGGAAACAGGATCAACGGCAGCATTGCAGGGTACTGTGAGCCAACATTACGCGGGTCATACGTACATCCCCAATCTTCGATCAGGTCGATTGGATTGTGACGATAATGCGTCAGGACCGCTTTAAGCAATGCCGGATCAGCGCGTAGCTGATGGAGCTTGTCAACGCGCCATTGAAAGATACGGGAGTAATCGGGGGCACGGAAGTCGTGCGCGTAGGGGTAGGGCATGAAAAAGGGCCATAGTTATGAGCTATGGCCCTAGTGTAACGTCGGTGACGGTTTGAGCTAGCTATACAACTCGTCAATGGTATCGCGCGCTACGTTCCGGCGCAGACCATCAGTTACACGAACGATAAGTACTGTCGAGCCCTGCACGCTGTCGATAATCCACGAATCAAGCGTATCGCGTTCAAGAATGGGCGTGTCGGGTCGGATAGGGATACGGATATCGGTCAACATCACATTTCACGCAAAATCGTCAAAAGCGTATCGCGTTCGAATTGCCACGCTGCCGACCGCGCTGCCGACCACGCCGACCGCGCTGCCGACCACGCTGACTCCGCTGCCGACCACGCCGACCACGCCGACCACGCTGCCGACTCCGCTGCCGACCGCGCTGCCGACTCCGCTGCCGACTCCGCTGCCGACTCCGCTGCCGACCGCGCCGACTGCGCTGCCGACCGCGCTGCCGACCACGCCGACCGCGCTGCCGACCGCGCTGCCGACTCCGCTGCCGACTCCGCTGCCGACTGCGCCGACTGCGCCGACCACGCCGACTGCGCCGACCACGCCGACTCCGCTGCCGACCACGCCGACCGCGCTGCCGACTCCGCTGCCGACCACGCCGTCATTTCATCGGTAGCTGTTCCGGCTAGTTGAGACTCACAGTAGTCGATAACACCTTGCAACGCATTACTAACCTGTTCTGCATAGGGTTCGCTATTATGTTTCAGACGCTCGATCTGCACTTTATGGCGAGCAATCGCCAAGTGCCATTTAACCGGCTCCAAGTCCTTGCCGATCTGGACCGCATCTAACAAGTCGGTACCAAACTGTGCCGCTTCTGACTTCGGAACGCCTTCAAAAATTACATCGGCAAGACGCGCCAGCCATTCCGGCCAGCCAAGTTCAACAGGAAAGCGCGAATGATCGTACTTGTTGAGAGTACAACCGACGAAGCATCCACGACTGTTGTCATACCCGGTACCCTGAATGACATCGTCAGCCTTGCGATGCGCTTCGAAACGGGCCTGATACTTCAGTTTTATTGCCGGATCGTTATGATACGAAAGCATATTTTTCACCTATGAAGAAAAAGTCCCGTCCTGCGGGGCGGTGGGTTACTTAAATCCACGTTCAATATCGTTGCGGGACTTTATGCGCACCATCTGATTTTTGATGGTCTCAATGTCCATTGCTGCATCTTGCAAACGTGCCAATAAAACAGAAAATTCCCTGTCTTCCCCGAATGCTTCTACTGCTAAGTGGATGGCGTGTAAACTTTGTCTATGCGCATGTTCGATAGCGTTTATCGCTGCTGTTTCGTTCCGTTCTTGCATTTCAGTCACCTGCTTGTTGTGTGAAAGTGTGACAAGTATAAAACCATTACTTTCGCACCGTCAACAACTATTTGACGAACGAGCGCAACCACGCTGTTATGGCGTCGACGGTGGCTTTGGGAACAACAAACGTTCCGCCATCGAGCCATACGGTACGTTTGCGCGGGCGATGCTTCAGATACCTAACCTTCATCATCAATGTATCCAAAGATTTCGACACGCACCTTGCACATCGGGTTGCGGAACGCGAACGACCGTGCATGACACACGGCGCTAACCTTTTTCCAACTGGCCCGACCGTTCAGTATCAGCGTGCGGGTCGAACCGTCAGGCTCCGTCACACGGATGCGCCAGTCAGCATCTTCACCGATGGTCAGGTTCATCATGTTCTACCCTCATCAGGGTCACGAAAGCCCAATGCGACGACAGCTTGACGGGCTCTAGTTTCGAGCAGTTCGATACGGTCATCCTTGACTTTCAGGTCGCGCCGTCGCTGTGCCTCAAGCTCTTTGTTCGCGGCACGCGCCGCGAACAGTTCATTGCCCAGGCGCTCAATATCGCGGCGGGCGTCTTCGTATTTGACGAAATCACCATCCGCGCACATGTCAAGCGCACCCGGCGAAACGTTATACCGGATCATGGTCATCCCCGCACGGCCAGTTGATATCAAGCACACGCGGATCGACTTCAGGCGGCATCATGTGATAGCGCAGCGCGACCCAACCAACCGTCAACGACGCAATCAGCATCATTGCCACCATTACGTACAGAAATGCTGTCATATCGTTCTCCATATAGTCAACGGTGGCAAGTATGAACCGTAAGTAACGGTTTGACAAGCACAAACAAAACGCCCCATGTGGTTAGCATGGGGCGTTCCTTCCAACAATGCGAACTAGCTATGCGAGCCTTCGAAACCTTTTTACTGCTCCGTGCTTGCCGGGCCGTTCTGAGACACAGCAGGCGCATCGGTCTTGACTGCCGCCTGTGCACCTGTCGACGCTGCGGCGGTCGGCGTATCCGACTTTTCGAACATCGCTTCGAAATGCGACACGCCCGCTTCGATGTTGTCTTTCAGCCAGGTCGCATCTTTTTCGAGCAACGCCAGAATACGCGTCACCAGCGATTCATGTTCGGCCGGAACGACGACCGATACCGTTGCAGCAGCGCCAGCGGCCGGGGCATCATCGGTGAACGAATGTTTCGTCAACAGGAGCATTGCAAGAATCGACTTCTTCATGATAGGGATATCCTTTCGAAAGGTTTGGATCGTTACTAACGTTACAGCAGAGCGGAGTGTATCACAACAGATGCCCAAACGCGTCGTCAATCTTAACCGCGTCATCCACTACACGTGCATCAGGCCAAAGACGTTGAACCATCTGACGCACGACGCGAGCGTATGAATCTTCGCCGCGCTGTTCACACCCTTGCGCTATATGCAAAAGCGTGACTTTCTCAACTGCGGTGATTGGGAACTGTTGCATGGTGTATCCCTAACGGTAACTTGACCTGTTTGCGAAGACGACGCATGTACATGTAGCGTGGAATGATCGTCGCCGCTTCGCTGAAATCGCTAGAACGAAACAACTTGCCGTCCATTTCCTCACCCGGAAACCATGCGGCGATCCACCCATTTGCAACACTCATTGCCATCCGTAGCTTAAATGTCTGCATTGCGACGTACCTCATCAACGATACTGAAACAAACCGGATAGTGCGCCAAACCCTTGACCAATCGCATCAAGCGCACCGCAATGTGAAATTGCATAAGATTGCCTGATACGTACGATCTTGGATGATTAGGCCCATCCTCCTTATGCCAGAATCTAAAGCGATAGCGGCACGTATCATCCATTTCGCGCGTCATTGTGATGTCGCCAGTTTCGTCAAATTCACATCCGGCAGTACATTGTTCGTATTCTGCCGCACATTCAGCACTATGCGGTGTCGTACCGTCTGATGTGCAGTTAATTCCTTTGCAAGTTTCCATGATGGGGGTGTGCTCCGTTACGACGCGGTTGCTGCGGTGAGCGCCGCTTGCGTCTTGGCGTGCGCTTCCTTCTCTGCGGTCAGTTGTTCCGTCAGTTCGTCAATCTTTGTGTTCATCAACGCAACCGTGCCTGCACCTTCGTTATTCGCCTGAGTCAACGCTTCGTTCTGCTCCGTCAGTTCCGCCTGCTTTGCAATGGCCGTCTTGAGTGACTGTTGCAATGTGGTGACGTCGGCCGGTGCGGATGCAACACCGGCGAGCGCCGCGAACTCTTTGGCTTGCGAATGTGCGGTTGACGGTCCTGCGATGTTTGTAGGCTTGCCCATATCGGTCAATCTCCAGGTGTTAGACGCCATCGCGTCATGGGGTCGAAATACTTCTTGTCAAACCGTTACTAACGGTCTACAAAGGAACTGTACGGCAAATGCCGTGCCAATTCAACCGACATTTTAACAGGTGACCAAGATGAACAAGACACACATTCGCGCATATACCAAGGCGCTTGTAGAAGCAGCGATGCA